GCAAATTTTTTAATTGAAAAGGGATTTGTAAAGGGCAGCTTTGCAGATTCTTTAAAAGATTCTGTGTCTGCAATCTTTGGTTGGGACCGAATAATGTTGCAAGGTGATACAGTTGAAAGTCGAGACTGGCGAGAAACTGTTGATGATTGGTGGAGCATTAAGTTAGGAGAACCAACTACGCCACGGAGTGTGTTACAGAAATTTGGTACTGATGTTTGTAGAAATCATTTTCATAGTGATATTTGGCTTTTAAGTTTAGAAAAAAAGATACTTGAAAATGAGAGAAATAATGTTAATACTGTAATTTCAGATGTTCGTTTTCGTAATGAAATTGCTATGATACAAAAACTTAATGGTAAAACTTTTAATGTTAAACGAGGTCCAGAGCCACCTTGGTGGTTTGAAGCAGTGTTAGCATTTGAAGCAACAACTGATGATGTTAGAGAACATCATGCAGATAAGTTAAGATATCATTATAATTTGCATGAAACTGAATGGGATTGGGTCGGACATAAGTTTGATACAGTTATTCAGAATGATGGAACATTAGATGATTTAAAAGAAAAGGCTTTGAATGTATTAGCAAAGTATGAGTTTTTTGGTAAAGACATTTAGTTAAAAATCTGGAACAAGATCTCCTTGTGCCCAACCTAACCCTTCGATAGAAATTAGTTTAGCACAGTTAAGACAAACTGTTTTTAAGTTTTCGATTTTATTATTGTTTCTATCTCCATCGATATGATACACAATAAGTTGAATTCTATGTTGTGCTTTGAACCCGCATTTTTCACAATTCCTCTTTTTTTTATATCCTGCTTTTTGCCAATTAGCAATTGGTGTTATGCTTAATTTTTTTTGTAGTCGTAAACACTTGTCACATTTACTGCGATAATATGTCACTCCTTCTCTTTTATAATTGACTGCTACTGGCCGGTTCCTGCAGGAGCAAAGTGGTCTTTTCTTTGTCATACTAATATTTAAGACGAACCCTTTAAAGGTAGGTTCTATATCGGTGGTTCTTTACCCTATGCAAAATAAATATGTATATAACAAACTTTAGTTAAACTAAAGAAAGAGAGGAAAAGGAAATGCCAACATTAGTTTCACCGGGCGTATCGGTTAGTGTAATCGATGAGTCCTTTTATGGATCAGCTGGACTTGGTACAGTTCCATTAATTGTTATCGCAACGGGTAAGAATAAAGCACACCCAAGTGGTACAGGAACAGCAACAGGAACAGCATCCACAACAGACACATTAAGTTTAATTACCTCACAGAGGGAATTACTACAAACTTTTGGCAACCCTTCATTCCGTCAAGTTGGTGGTGTAGAAATCCATGCTGACAACACAAACGAATTTGGTCTACTAGCAGCCCATAGTTATTTGGGTATTGCTAACAGAGCATACATTCTTCGTGCAGGTGTTGATTTATCACAACTAGTACCTTCGGGTACTGCACCAACAGGCGATCCTGCTAATGGAACATATTGGGTAGATATGACTTCTTCCAATATGGGAGTATTTTCATATAACGCTGGAACTGCTACATGGGTTGCTGGTACCGTTCATAAGGTAAATGCCAGTGCTGATGTAGATACAGGAACAGGTGCTCCATTAAACAGTGTTGGATCAGATGGAGAGTTTGCTTGGGTAGGAGTTAAGGGTGGTAATGCTCATAATAGAATTTGGGCCAAGGTTAGTGGTATTTGGTATCATCTTGGTACAGATACATGGGCAACAGCCGCAAGTGCAGATTTTCAGTTTGCAACACATCTTGCTATTCCGACAACACAGTCGGGGGCAGGTGCTTTACAAACAGGTGATGTTTATATTAAAACAACACAATATAATAGTGGAACAGAATTTAAAGTTAAACTTTACAGTTCTTCTAACACACAATGGACAACAGTTTCAGCACCAGTATTATCAGATACAGATGCAGCGTGGGCACACCATGTTGCACCAGTAGCAGGTAATCTCTATGCAAAGTATAATCATGAACAAGGCGCACATACGCTAGAAGTTGCTTCAGCGTCATTGCTTCGGTTTAATGGTAGTACAACAACAGTAGTAACTGCCGCAACTGCAAGTCCAACATTAACTAACGCACATACAATGTCAGTTAATGGTACGACAGTTACATATACATCAAGTAGTGATGCCGCAGTAATTAGAATGGCAGCTGTTATTAATACAGCAGGTATTACAAATATTGTTGCAAGTGTATCAAGCAACAAACTTGTTATTACAAATTCAGCAAGTAAGGATGTTGTACTAGCCGCAGGCGGCAGTGGAACATTACTTGCAGACTTAGGTCTTACAGCAGGTACTACAAGTAACTGGGAAGCTTTAAGTTATGAGCCAAACCTATCTGCACCAACTAGTGATCCAGCAGATGGAACACTATGGTATGACAGTCGGGTTTCGGTTATTGATATTTTAGAAACATATGATGACGCTGGTACTACAAGATGGAGAACATTTAGTGGTACAGCATCAGCAGCTGCATCAGCACCAACAGCACCTTCAGCAGGTGATATTTGGGTAGATACAGTTGACACAGCAAATTATCCAGCAATGCATAGATACAATGGTACTACCAGTGTATGGGATGCAATTGACGAAACAGATCAAACAACTTCATTAGGAGCTGTATTTGGTAACTTTCGAGCAACAGCGAGTGGCTCATTAGAGACAGGCGCACAAGCAGGTGCAGGCGGTGATCGTCTAAACCCAGCAACATTCCCAGTAGGTATTTTGGGTTGGAACTGGATGCTTTCAGGATATGATGTTAAGAAGTATGATGCAACAGCAGATAAATGGTATAACGAATCAGGTGTTCAAGTTGATGGTAAGATGTATAGTGGTCGTCATGCACAAAAGAATGTTATTACAACATCAATGGCGGCGGCAATCACAGCTAATACTGAGGTTCGTGCAGAAACAAGATTTTTTAATCTACTATCTGCTCCAGGACATGGAACAGAATTATTAGATGAATTAAAAGCATTACATGTTGATCGTAAGGAGACAGGATTTATTATTGGTGATACACCATTTAGACTGTCAAATAGCGCAACTGATCTTAAGAATTGGGCATCCAATTTTAATAATGCTTCAGAGAATGGGGAAGACGGTCTAATAACAACAGGTTTTGATATTGGACTTTGGTATCCAGGTGGTAACCTAACAACAAACGTAACTGGTGAGAATGTTGTACAACCAGCATCACATATTATGCTACGAACAATGGCATATAATGATCAGGTTGCATACGAATGGTTTGCACCAGCTGGCTATAATCGTGGACTTGTACATAATGCTACAAGTGTTGGTTATATTGACAGTGAAGGTGAGTACAAACCAGTAGTTCTAAATCCAGGAGAGAGAGATGTTTTGTATGCTAACAAACTTAATCCAATTGCATTTATGCCAGGAAGAGGTTTGGTAGTGTTTGGTCAAAAGACTTTACATACTATTACAAGTGCGCTTGATCGCGTAAATGTATCTCGTCTCGTTGCATATCTACGCAGACGTTTTGATGATATGGCACAACCATTTTTGTTTGAGCCAAATGATTCATTTACACGTGAGCAAGTAGGAAGTGTTTTCAATTCATTTTTGGGCGATATGATATCAAAAAGAGCATTATATGATTTCTTGGTTGTTTGTGATGATAGTAACAACACACCAACAAGAATTGATAGAAATGAACTTTGGATTGATATAGCGATACAACCAGTTAAAGCAATTGAGTTTATCTATATTCCAATTCGAATTAGAAATACAGGTGAAGATCTAACTATTGCAGGAGCTGCATAAGCAATGCAATAATTAAAACCCGAGTGAATGGGGGGGTAACCCCCCACTCATCTCAAGGGGAAAAGTAATAAATAATAATAGAGGACAAAGAATATGGCAACAAATTCGCTTTCAAAATTCGGTATTAACGTAACAAGCAATGCCCGTGGTATAATTCAGCCTAAACTAAAATATAAGTATAGGGTAAAATTTATTGGTATGGGTTTTGGAGAATTACGTGAGTATACACGTAACGTTATTACAGCTGATCGTCCAAAAATTAGTTATACTGAGACACCTATTCATAGCTATAATTCTGTAGCATATATGATGGGTAAACACGAATGGGCAATGGTTAACATTGTTATTCGTGATGACGTTGATAATAGTGTTGTTAAAGCAGTAGGAGACCAAGTTCAGCGACAAGTTGATCATCATAATCAAACATCAGCATTAGTTGGTAGAGATTATAAGTTTTCAA